AAGGCTCAGTTGGAGCTGGCTAAGATGGCTCAGGAGGGGGAACTGGCTAAGATGGCTAATGAAACTGATCTGTATAAGACAGAACAGAATAATGTGAGTGGTCGTTGGACTGCTGACATGAACAGCGATAGTTGGTTGTCTAAAAATATCCGGCCAATGTCGTTAGTTGCTATTTTTGCCGGATACTTTCTATTCGCAATGATGAGTGCCTTTGGTTATGATGCTAAAGAAAGCTACGTTAACTTACTAGGTCAATGGGGTATGCTAATTATGTCTGCCTATTTTGGTGGTCGTACATTAGAAAAGATTATTGAAATGAAGAGTAGCAAATGAACCTTTCTAAAAACTTTACTTTAGCTGAATTTTGTAAATCAGAATTGGCTATTCGCCGTTCTATGGACAATTCTCCTACACAAGATGTTATTAGTAACTTACAAGCATTGGTTGTTAATATTCTACAACCTGTTCGTAATAGCCTTGGCCCAATTACTATTAATAGTGGCTATCGTTCTCCTGCTGTCAATGTAGCCGTAGGTGGTAGTCCAACTAGTGACCATTGCCGAGGTATGGCAGCAGACATTGAAATTGCTGGTTATGACAACAAAATGTTAGCAAAGTTTATTGAACAAAACTTTAGATTTACGCAAGTTATCTTGGAGTTTTACGAAGATGGGCAACCTGCTAGCGGTTGGGTACACGTTAGTTTTGACCCTGACAATTTAAAATACGAGTGCTTACGTGCTGTTAAGCAAGATGGTAAAACTGTTTATTTAAAAGGATTTTAATATGCCAATGTCTAAAGGTAAATCTCAAAAAACTATTAGCAAGAACATTAAAAAGGAAATGGCACAAGGCGTTCCTCAAAAACAAGCCATTGCTATGGCACTACGTTCTGCTGGTAAACCTCTACCTAAACGTGGTCAGCGTACAGCTAAAAATAAAGCAAATAAAAAATGAAACTTGCTTACGTTATTTGGGAAGATGCTTCCGAACTTGACGTAACGGCATGGACAGAACATGAAGAAGATTTTGTATACACTCCAGTTCTGTGCAAACAAGTTGGCTTTATTTTGTACGATGGGCCAGAAGGTGTTGTAATTACAAATGGTGTTATTGTTGACAATTGTGTAGCAAGACGTAACCAAATACCACGAGGTATGATTAGGAGAATAGAATGGTTGACCGAACCAAGTTTTTAGATGGTAGTGGTAAACGAGTAATCTTAGGATTGTTCAAGGAGTTTGCTCGTCCTGATGTTAAATTTAAACCTGTGTACACATTGGCAGAAGTAAAACAAACCTTTTTAGAAGCTCGTGACCCCTCAGAGTATAGTGTTGCTATGACGCTACTAGGTGATTGGGAACATTGGCAAGAGGTGCGTAATCACCCACTAATTAAACCACACGTAGAGAAGTGGCAAGATGAGTTGGAAGTTAAACTTCGTAGTGAAGCAATTGTACAAATGCGTAGTCATGCCAAGCAACAAGGTGGAACAGCAGCAGCTAAGTGGCTTGCTGATAAGGGATATGCCCTAGAAGGCTCTAAAAGGGGTGTAGGACGGCCTAAAAAGGATGAGGTGGTGCTACCCCCTTTACCTACCCGTATTGCAGGTGATATGGCTCGTTTAGGTATAGTTGTTGGAGGAAAGAAATAATGCCATACATGACTAACGGAAAACGTGATTATAAGAAACAATATGCAAAGTATGATGGCAAAGATTCTGTAAAGAAAGATCGTGCAAGTCGGAATGGTGCACGTAGAATGCTAACAAAAGAAGGACTTGTTGCCAAAGGTGACGGTAAAGATGTTGACCATAAGAAGCCACTTAGTAAAGGTGGCTCTAAAACTCGTAGTAATCTACGTGTACAAAGTGCTACTAGTAATCGTAGCTTTCCTCGCACTAAATCTAGTAAGGTTAAATAATGGCTAAAGATAGTCGTTTAGAACGTGCTGGTGTATCTGGTTTTAACAAACCTAAACGTACACCTAGCCATGCTACTAAAAGTCATGTTGTAGTAGCTAAAGAAGGCGACCAAGTTAAAACTATTCGCTTTGGTCAGCAAGGGGTGTCTGGTGATAAAGAACCAACTGCACGACAAGCCTCCTTTAAAGCACGACATGCTAAGAACATTGCCAAAGGTAAGATGAGTGCCGCATATTGGGCTAACAAGGTTAAGTGGTAATGTCAGAAAAAGAACTGGTTAGAGAAGCAGCAGAAGCAGACCTACTTACATTTATTAAACTCATTGCCCCACATCGTATGTTGGGTGCTGTACATGAAGAGTTATGTGCTTGGTGGGGTAGACAAGATGCTAAAGATAACCAACTAGTTCTTCTTCCACGCGACCACCAAAAGAGTGCAATGATTGCCTATCGTGTTGCATGGTGGGTAACTAAGAATCCTGAAACAACTGTGCTGTACGTATCTGCTACAGCTAACTTGGCTGAGAAGCAACTTAAAGCAGTTAAAGATATTCTACTATCTGATATTTATCGTTTCTACTGGCCTGAAATGGTTAACGAAAATGAGGGTAAACGTGAACGTTGGGCAGTGGATGAAATAAGTGTTGACCACCCTAAGCGTAAACTTGAAGGTATTCGTGATGCAACAATTAAAGCATCTGGTATTACGGCAAACGTAACAGGTTTACATTGTAACGTAGCTGTACTAGATGACGTTGTAGTTCCTGACAACGCATATACACAAACAGGTAGAGATCAAGTTAGGTCGTTCTACTCACAACTATCTTCTATTGAATCTACAGGGGCACAAGAGTGGGCTGTAGGTACTCGCTACCATCCCGGAGATTTGTACAAAGATATGATGGAAATGGTTGAGTTGTACATGGATGAAGACAACGAGACTGAAGTTGAAAACGAAGTGTATGAAGTGTTTGAACGTGTAGTTGAGAGTGGTGGTGAGTTCCTTTGGCCTAAACAACGGCGTATTGATGGTAAAACGTTTGGCTTTGATGAACGTGAACTTGCTCGTAAAAAGGCTAAATACTTAGATATTACACAGTTTTACGCACAATATTACAATAATCCTAACGCTGTAGAAACACAGCTTATTGATCGTAGTAGGTTTAATTATTATGAACGAGATAAAATTGAAAATTTTAGTGGTGCTTGGTACTTTGGTGATAAGCTATTGCATGTCTACGCCGCTATGGACTTTGCTTACTCAGTTGGAACACGTTCCGATTACACAGTTATTGCTGTTATCGGTGTAGACTCAGATAACAACTATTATGTTTTAGATATAGATAGGTTTAAAACAAATAAGATTTCTGTTATGTACGACAAAGCAGAAACAGTGTTTCGTAAGTGGCGATTTAAAAAGATGCGGTGTGAAGTGGTTGCTGCACAGCGACTCATTGTTAGTCAGTTTAGAGATTACATGCGTAGTCAAAACATTGTGTTTACTATTGACGAATACAATCCACCTAAGACAATGAGTAAAGCAGAACGTATTGCAGCTATCTTAGAACCACGATATAGCAACAATCAAGTATGGCATTACAAAGGTGGTAACTGCCAGATTCTTGAGGAAGAACTTATGATGAACAATCCTGAGCATGATGACGTTAAAGACGCTGTAGCTGCTTGTGTTGAGATTTGTAAAGCCCCTATTAGTCAACGTAGTTGGGGCAAACGTACTAATGTAATTGCATTTAATTCAAAGTTTGGAGGCGTGTCAATTTGACCGATAATATATGAACGATAATATTCAAGTAAATTTCACTGATGATGCTTTAGCTGTTAAAATTGCTGACATGTGGGTACGATGGGATAGTGCCCGTTCCTATTGGAAAGAAGAACAACAAGAGTTACGTAATTACATTTTTGCAACAAATACTCGTAAAACAAGTAACAACAAACTGCCTTGGAAGAACTCTACAGTTACTCCAAAGCTGACGCAAATTAGAGACAATCTACATGCTAACTACATGGCTGCGTTGTTTCCATCCGACAATTGGTTCTTTTGGGAAGCTACAGATAAGGATACTGAACTTACTAAAAAGCGTTATGCCATTACTAACTACTTAAAACAAAAGTTAAAAGCATCTAGTTTTCAACTACTAGTATCACAACTTGTGTACGATTACATCGATTTTGGTAACGTAGTTGTTACCTATGACTATGTTCGTGACGTTATTAGTGACGATACAGGCAATGTTGTGAGTCGTTATGTTGGCCCTAAAGCCTATCGCATTAATCCAACAGATGTTGTTTTTAATCCACTAGCTGAAGATTTTAGTAAGACACCAATAGTTCGCCGTATGTTAAAGTCTATGGGTGACTTGTTAACAGATGTAGAAACTAAACCGTCACTAAACTACAACAAAGCTGTTATTGAAAAAGTGTTGTCTTTCCGTCAAAACTACAGGGATGACCCTGAGTTTAAGAAAGAAATTAACATGGCTATTGATGGCTTTGGTAGTGCTGATGAATATTTAGATAGCGACATGGTAGAACTGCTAGAGTTTTGGGGTGATGTGTATGACCCTGATACTAAGAAACTTTTACGTAACCAACTAGTTACTATTGTAGATCGTAAGTGGATACTACGTAAACAACCTAATCCGTTGTGGACAGGCAACAAACCTATGTTCCATTGTGGTTGGAGACTTCGTACTGACAACCTATGGGCACAAGGCCCACTAGACCAACTCGTAGGTATGCAATACCGCATTGACCACCTAGAGAACTTGAAAGCTGACGTATTCGACCTTATTGCCTACCCCGTAATGGTGGTTAAAGGCTCTACTGTTGAAGAGTTTGAATACGAACCGGGAGCTACAATCTTTGCTGGAGATGAGGGAAGTGTTGAGTTCTTACGTCCTGATGCCACGGCGTTGCAAGCAGACATGCAAATTGCAGAACTGATGAATCGTATGGAAGAACTTGCTGGTGCACCTAAGCAAGCTATGGGTATCCGCACACCGGGTGAAAAGACTAAGTATGAGGTACAAAGCCTTGAGAACGCCGCAGGACGCATTTTCCAAAGCAAGGTAAGCTGGTTTGAACGAAACATCTTAGAACCTCTCCTGAACGGTATGCTAGCCGAATCTATCCGTAATTTTGAAGGTGTTGAACGTATCCGTACTGTTGACGAAGACTACGGTACAGAAGTGTTTATTGAAGTTACTAAGAATGATCTAATGGCTGCTGGTAAAATATATCCTGTTGGTGCAAGGCACTTTGCTGACCAAGCTAGATTTATTCAGGAACTTGCACAAACAATGTCAGCAGTGGCTGCTATCCCTTCTGTAGCAGCACACATAAGTGGTAAGGCTATTGCCAAGGCATTAGAAGAAAATCTAGGCTGGCAGAATTATAAAATTGTACAAGATAATGCACTTATCTTTGAACAAGCTGAAACACAACGTCTTATGAACCAAGTGTCTGAAGATATTCAAACTGAAGCAACTATTAACCCCGAAGGAGAAATGCCTCCACCTCCTCCAGAGGGGGTTGACAATGAAGGACAAATGGTGTAATATAACTATATATTAACTATATTATATATATAATGAATAAAATACTATTAAATAATAAACCTAAAGATATTAGTAATGAAGAGTTTACTAAGTTATGGAATAACAGTACTTATGTATTAGAAACATTATATAATACATTAGTAGTATTAAATAAAGAATTAATAACTACTAAGAAAGATGACTTTGATTGTCCTAACCATTACGCTAAACTTGCCTTCAATTTAGGGCAAACTAAGATCATTGAGCAGATTATGTCAATGTTACCCGATGGAGTTAAAAGGTAACACTTTTAAAAACACCTACTCTAAGACAACTAATTTTTAGGAGATACTTTAAGCATGACCAATGCAACCATTTTCGGCAATGAAGACAACACTGCCACAACTACAACAGCGACACCTGTTGTTGAACTATTCACTTCACTAGTTGGAGAGAATCAAAAATACAAGACACCAGAGGATTTAGCAAAAGCCTACAACAATGCTGACCAGTTTATCGAAACTTTGAAAGAAGACAATCGTAAACTACGTGAGCAAGTAACACAAGCCAAAACTATTGACGAGGTTCTTGAGCGTATGTCAAAACAAAATGTAGCGCCAGTGGATGACAATCCTCCTGTTCAGGGTTTTAGCTCTGAAGATGTGCAACAGCTTGTGGAGAAGACGTTATTAGGGCGAGAAGTCGCTAAGACCAAGACAGATAATCTTCTGTTAGCTGATAAACTTATGAAAGATAAGTTTGGAGAGAAAGCAGAAGAGATGTTCAAACAACGTGCCGCTAATCCAGAAAAAGCACGAATCTTAATGGAATTGGCAGCTACTGACCCGGCTGAATTTGTTTCGTTGTTTAATGGAGTCGTACCTCCTGCAAACAATATGGACAGTGGTTCAGTGAATACAACTTCTGTAGCTTCTAGCTCAGGCAATCGTGCTGCTATTGAAGGAACTAAAGAGTGGGCCGCTAAGGTTCGCAAAGAGAATCCTAATCAATATTGGTCACAAGAGTTTCAGCATAAGTTACAACAAACTGTTACTAAAAACCCCGCCCTATATTTTGGGCAATAAGGAGAATTAAATGGCTGGTATTGATTATTCAAAAGTCAATGAACACCTTGTTCGTACAGAACTCTGGTCTTCAGAACTAAAAGATATTTTACAAGAGCAACTAATGGGCACTAAATATGTCCGTATGCTCAATGGTTTCCCTGATGGTAATCAGTTTACTATCCCTTCCATTGGTGAACTACCAATGCGGGAAGTTGCTGAGAACACCCCTGTAACTTACGATGCAATGGACACTGGTGAATTCACATTCTCTATTGATCGTTACGTTGAGAGTGCAACTTTCATCACTGACAAAGCTAAACAAGACAGCTACTACGCTGGTCAGCTAATTGGTATGTTCCCTTCTAAGATGCGCCGTGCCCTAGATGAGAATCTAGAGTCTTCTGTGTTCTCATTAGCTAACACCCAAACTGTTAATGATTTAAACAGCATTAACGGTGCTTCACACCGCTTTGTGGCTTCTGGTAGCAGCAACACTGTTCTATCTCTTGATGACTTCGCTAAGGCTAAGTATGCCCTAGACAAAGCACAAGCTGGTGGTACTCGTGTCGCTATCATCGATGCTTCACAAGAGTATGTGTTTAACACCCTAGTTGGTGCACAAGCCTTCATCAACAACCCACAGTTCCAAGGTATTGTAAATGGTGGTTTTGTTAACGAAGTTACTGGTATGCGTTTCATTCGCAGCTTCTTCGGTTTTGATGTGTATGTTTCTAACTTCCTAGCAACTCCTACTGATACTACTATTAATAGTGTTTCAGTTCCTGCTACTCCAGTTACTAACATTTTCATGTCTGTTGGTGGTGATCTAACTCCTTTCGTTGGTGCTTATCGTCAAATGCCTCGTGTTGAATACGAGCGTAATAAAGACCTACGCCGTGACGAATACGTAATGAATGCACGTTTTGGCCTCAAGCTCTATCGCCCTGAGTGCCTAGTGTCAGTCATTTCTAAATCAACCATCTAATATTGAAAGGATACTGAAATGACTCGTAAATCTACTTGGACAAACGCTGATGGTTTAGTTGTGGGCTTTGGCCCTAACTTTGCTGAACGTAATGTCTCTGGCGTACTTGAAACTGACGGCGTTGTAAAAGAGGCTCGTCTAGCAATTACTTTCCAAAGCTCTGGTGCTAACATTGATCTTCCCGCAGGTTCTGTTGTACAGGATGTGGTTGTAAAAGTTGGTACTGCTTGGGTTGGTGGTACTGATGTGCAACTAGGTGATGGTACTGACCCTGATGGCTGGGTTTCAGCTACACAGGGTGCTACTGCTAACCTAACTGCTGGTGCAACCATCCGTGCTGCTGGTGCGTATGCAATTGGTGATGCTTCTACTAACCGTGGTCTAGGCAAAGTGTACGCCACTGCTGACACACTAGATGTAGCTTTCACTGGTACATTCACTGCCGGTACTGCTGACATTTTTGTCCGTTACATCTAATTGTAACTAAATTGGAGGGGGCGCAATGCTCCCTCCTTTTCCTTTTGGAGAAATATCATAGCAAACGTACAACACTCTGCCTTAACTGGCGCTAACTTGCATGAGCCAAAAGGCGTTGATTCTGCTACCACCAAAAAAGTATATGTTGCCAATGGTGCAGGTAGCGGTTCATGGGTTAAACTTGGCCCACAAAGCCTTTCTAATTTAAGCACTAATGGTATTGCGG